TTCAGATTTACTAATTTATTAGAAAGGAGAGTTTTAAGATGAGCGAAACTCATAGTATCGAGCTATACAACTCGATGGTTGAGCCACTTACCGAACAGTGGTACGAAGAAGCACATGTCTCAAGTGAAGCAAGAGACCACTTAGTAAAGTCTCTGGACAACCTGAAGCAAGGAAGAGCTCCAGTACCTGTCTTTAAGCTTTATGGCAGAGATGATGTTTATTCATTAATAAAAGAGCTTTTGGATAAGCTAAACTTGCAACAATATGATGTTCCGAAAGCATGGATCGATTACGAGTATGATCGTCTGTCCAAAGTAGGACAACAAGGAGGTTACGCTCCTTGGGATGACGAGATGAAAGAATTGATGGTATTGTATGTCACTAGACCTAAGGAAGTTCAGAAATCGTTGATTCCGTTAGACGTGACAAAAGAATTTCTGGATAACTATTCCCATCTGTATCTACATCAAATGAAAGATGCAGCAGTTATTCCATATTTAGTCAGTTCTGGTCGTATTACCGATAGAGCCGCTGGGTGTAGAGATTTCAATCTCAAGAAAACAGATGCATTAGCTAAGCGTCATGCTTTAGCTGATTATCAGAGTGGATTATACAAGAAGTTTGCGATGTATACATTCATGCGTTACTATAAATTAAAGAAACGTATTTTCTTCCCAGGTCCTTATGCTGCTTTAGTTGCTCAGGGTAAGTTTGTTATTCCATTTATTGAAGCAATTCAGAATGATATAACTGCTTATCGTGCAAAATCTAAGTTAGTTCAACATGCTGACAAACTTGGATTTGACGAATGTTTCTCTATCATGGGAGAAGAAATAACTGAGAAATTACCAAAGTTAGCAAAAGAATGGCATTGTTCTATGGCTGATATAGAACTTGCGTATGTTCAAGGCGATTTCGAGAAAATGGACACTACTGAAGGGTTGAGTCAATATGAAGATGGTTTACTTCCTGTATTTAAACAGTGTTTCCATCTATCAGGTAAGTCATATACAGAAATGGCTTACAATCAAACTCTAACCTGCACCATGCCTATTATTACACCTGATGGCGTAATAAACAAATATCATGGTACCGGATCGGGCATGGAGAATACTAACATTGGAGAAGGCGTATCCAATGACAAGTATCAATTACTTACTCTGCATAAGTTTGCCTCCAAGCAACGAGAGAAGAAAAGAAAATATCGCGCCAAATGCGTAGCCCGCCGCGTGAATGGTGATGATTCGGGTTATGTACTAGCCTTATACCATCCTAAAGGCATAGATGATAAAGTGTGGAAACAATTTTCATCTGACTTTCAGTCTGCCGCTGAAGAAGCAGCTGATATCTGTGGTTTTATCATAAATGAGAAATGGTTTATGAGTAGAGAAATGGGCTTATTCTGCCAAAATGGTTATTGGTATGACCGTAAAACCAAACGCATTGTTTGGATGTACCCATTAACTTTAATTTTAAATAGTATAATGCATCCACAGAAAGAATACGCAGCTAGTTCATGGGACAAAGATTATAATGATATAACTATTGTCGAGAAATTAGATAATGGTAGAAACTTACCATATTTTCATGAATTAGTTGATTTTGTAGATAACGGTATGGTTTATCACTTATTGAGACGTAGTGAGAAAGAAACCAAACGAATTCTATCTAAGTATGATAGATACAGAGCGCTACAATCTGAGGATTATTACTTCAATAGGCGAGACTATGATATAACAAAGTCACCTACTATAAAATATATCGCTCAGAAATATTTCCACTAGAACGCTGGGGTCGGAGATTTTC